GCAGGGCCGAGTGTTTATGAATCACCCCTTCAGCCGAGAGCACAATGCCAAGTGGATCGACAAGCTCATTTTCTCCTACAGGCACGGTTTAGTCACCCAGGCCTGCTGCATCACGTTCGCCGCAACATCCGAGCGATGGTTTCAGCCGCTATTAGCCTATCCTCAATGCTTCCTTTGCCCAAGGACGAATTATTACCTGCCGGACGGCACATTGAAGCGCGGAGTGACGAAAGGTAGCGTGGTGACCTATCTAGGGCCAAGTGCTGGTGTTTTTAAACTAGAGTTCGCAAAGCTTGGAGTGGTGAAAGTGGCTATATGACTCCCGAAGAAAAACACATCGCCCGACTCGCGGAACAAAAGGCTTGGCGGGACGCGAATAAGGACAAGGTGCGCGAGATGAACCGGCAATATCGAACGCGCCAGCAATCCAACCGTAAGTGCGATTGCGGAGAGCCTGCCACAATTTACGCCGCGTCTGCATGGATTTGTGAAGACTGCCGGCGCCTGCAGCAGAGATACGAGGCAGAACGCGCCAGGCGTGATATTTGCGGCTATCCAAGCGCAATGACGGTTCACGTCTTACACGAAGCTTGATATTTATTCAGCGCATTATACGCACAATAAATAGCTTAAACTTTACCCCGCCGCCGCACAAAACAAAAACAATAGGCCGATGAAAAGGCCACTTTGCGGAAAAACCAGTATTAAAAAAGCGACGGCGGGGTGTTTTATTTATGGGATTACGTCAACGCGAATGGGCAAGAAGAACCCGCGACAAGCTGCAAGAGATTCTAGGACAACGTTGCGCGAATTGTGGGTCTCGACACGATCTAGAGTTTGACTGCGTGAAGCCTCAAGGATCAGACCACCACGCGAAAATGGAATGGTCACACCGTATGAGCTTTTACCGTAAACAATTTGAGCAGAAAAACCTTCAGTTGCTTTGCTCTCCGTGCAATAGCCGGAAATCGGATAACCCGTTTTGAAAAGGTAACGTTTTGACACTGGTAGGACACTGCAACTGTCCTACCTAAAAAAGCACAATGACACCAATAGCCCCCGAGGCGGTCCGTAGATGCGGCTTCTCAGATATCCACTATCTGACGTGCGCCGGTTGCACATTTGCGGATCGCCTCGGGTGTTAAGGAAAAATCCAAAATGACCTACTCAGAAAAACTCAAAGACCCACGATGGCAGATGATGAGGCTTGAAGTGTTCAAGAGGGACGATGCCACATGCTTATCGTGTGGTGCTAAAGACAAAACGCTGCACGCGCACCACTTGGAATACGCAAAGTCTGGAAACCCATGGGATGTTCCCACTGAAAAGATCGAAACTCTTTGTGTAGAGTGCCACGAGCAAAGGACGTCATTTAATAACGTAATGACAGGCGTCCCAACTGGCGTAGCCCTTCCAATGATGCAGACAATGTTTGAATGCGCCAAGATAACGGCGGAAGGGTGCGGCGACGAAAGGTTAAGGGTTTTCCCTAGGATTACCTCACTTCTAAGATCGTGGAAAAACTCAACAAGGGGGATTTTCCAAGAATGAAAACCGACACATGGATGCCATTTTATACCGGGGACTATCTCAAAAACACAATGCACCTTAGCCGGGCCGAGCATGGGAGCTACGTCCTTTTAATTCTCGCTTACTGGACCAATGGTGGACCGCTACAAGATGACGGTGAGGCCATCCGAAATATAGCCAAATGCCCAGAGGGAGAATGGCCCAGGACCAAGGGTTTGCTGATGAGACTATTCACAGTCTCTGGTGGATACTGGCGCCACAATCGAATCGACGAAGAGTTGGCTAGGGCGTCATCCCTGAAGGCGATTCAAATGGCGAGAACTGAGGCCGCAACTGCGGCGAGAAGGTGTGGCCACGACAAACGTAACGGACAACGTAACGACAAACGTAACGTTGACGTAACGGACAACGTAACGAACGTAACGGACAACGTAACGACAAACGTAACGGTCACCCCTTCACCTTCACATGTACAGTCACCGCCACCTAGCGCGGCAGTTCCATCTGTTGACGAAGTTATTGAGTTCGGATCGAAATACCCAGGAGACCTAGCGCGTGGTGTGCCGGGCCCGATCCCTAAAGATTTCTGCGTTGCATACCACGAGGCCAAAGAAAAACAGCAGACCTGGCTAAACCGTGATGGACTCGCGATTAAGTGGAGGCTTGAGGTTTCAGGATCTAGGTGGTGGAGGGACCAGTGGCGCACATGGAGGCCGAATGAAGGCGTTAACGCGTCAGACAGAGCGCCCCAGGAAAAAGACTTTCCAGATCATCAGTCCTACGCGGTTGCCCGCATGCGCCACATGGGCATGGTATGACCGAACTCCCGCCAAACAGCCCCGAGGGCGAGCAGGGCGTTTTATCCTGCTGCCTACTCGACCCCAACAGAATTGACGAATGCCAAGCCAAGTTCAAAGCCGGTCCAAAGGTTTTCTACACGGTCGCCAACCGCACGATCTATGAAGCCCTTTGTGAGATGCGTTCAACCCTCGAGATAATCGAGGTCGCGACCCTGATCTCAAAACTTCGCGACAGCAACAGACTCACCGACGCCGGCGGGATTGAATACATCGCCGCACTGCCAGACAAGTCCCCCAGCGCGGAAAACATTGCCTACTACATTGCCATGGTATGGGAGAAATACCAGCTCGCGCTAATCGTGCGCAGTTGCCAGAAAGCGATCCGCCTGGCGATGGAATGCAACAGCGACTCGGAGACCCTGATCGGCAAGCTGCAGAACGGATTTTATGATCTCCACACAAGCGAGGCCGACACTTCAGATGGTAAGGCGTGCGCTACCGGACTCGCGGACGATCTAGAACGCCGCAACCAGCTATTCAAGGCCGGGAAGCATAGCGGCATCATTACGGGATTCAAGCACCTCGACGGGCTCACAGACGGCTTGCAGCTCCGCGAATTGAGCATTGTAGCGGCCCGCCCATCAATCGGAAAAACCGCGCTAGGGATCAGCGTTCTGGATTATGTCTGCCTTACTGACAGCGTTCCGTGCCTGTTCATCACAATGGAGATGAGCCGAGACGCGCTAATGAGGCGCCTGTTTTGCGCACATTCGAGCGTGCCAATGAACGCCGCCAAGTTCGGCGAGTTTACGGATTCTCAATGGAAATCCTACACCAATTTCAGCGCGTCGATCCTCCCCAAGCACCCGATATTTATTCACGACGGAGTGAAGGGGATGAACATCGATCAGGTGTCCGCGGTGGTACGCCGCTTTTCGAGAATGCACGGAATCAAGCTTGTAATCGGCGACTACATCCAGCGCGTTAAAGCCGTAGGCCGACACGAAAAGCGCACCTACGAAGTGGGCGAAGTGTCCACCGCGTTAAAGGCCCTAGCGGACGATACGAACACCGCACAGCTATGGCTTTGCCGGGTCAACCGGGAGTCCGAAAAGAACAAGAAGGACCCCAAGGCGCCCGATTCACCACCAAAGCTTTCTCACTTATCCGACAGCGGGCAAATTGAGTATGACGCCGATCTAATCGGGTTGCTCCACCGCGATAAATTCGGATCAAAACCGAACGAGGCAACGCTTGCAGTCGCAAAGCAGCGTGATGGCGAGCTAGGCATGGTTCACTTGAATTTCTCGGGCACTTATTGCCGATTTGAAAACCCCACACAACAGACGCCGACGAATTATGACACAGACTAACCTCTCAACGCTGGTCACTCACCAAGCAGGCGATCCGACTCACAATGGAAAGCCCATGCATGCCGAGGCGAGCTACGATTTTGACTGGGATGCGCTCTACTCAGCACTTGGAGAGCCAGAAGCCGCGCCAGATAACAGCGACCGTGAAAGGCTGGCGTTCGCCTTGGCCGCCGTGTTCGATTACATCCTTTCCGTTGACCTGGGCGACAAGGCAGCTCCCGACAGCATCACAAGCCGCACCATCGCACTCGCGTGGACCATCGCGCCCGCCCGGTTCGGCAACGCATCAATCCGCCGGCTAGCTAAACGCATGGGGCTTTCCGCGGCGCACCTTTCCACAAAATCAGCCGACGCGGGCCGTAAGTTTGGAATCTCCAACCAGTTCAAGGGGCACGATTGGCGCAATAGCAAGGTGACAACATGAAAACAAAAACCGCCGCAGCGATCCTAGAGCTGGAAGCCGCAATCTCCGAAATCGAAAACACCAGGCCGAAAGGCTGGCTTCTCATGGTTCGCGCAGCCAGGGAGCAAATAGACGATTTGGGGGGCAAGCGCGAGCGAGGAAACTCCACCGTGCCAGATGATGAGGACGAATCGGAAAGTGACACGGAGGCTTGCTTAACAGCCCACGCCGAGCAATGGCAACAAACGCAGAAAGAAAAAGACGCACGGAAAATATGAACAGCCCAAGGCCAATGAAGGTGCGGGTTCTATCTGCAAAAAGGTTAATACTTTACGTGAAGAGAAACCCAGGACTCACCGCCACTCAGTATGGCCGGCTATTGAATAAGCCCTTCGGCACGATTAGCTCCGCGCTCTACATCCTAGTTCGGTCCTGTAAACTGTCTCGATACGAAGGCCAGGGAGCGACACAGGACAAACAGAAATCTTGGAGATATTACACTTTATGAATAACACAACCGGAATCACAATCCCCGATCAGAAACGTCTTTCAGACCTATCGCGCAGCATTAAAGCCGCGCACGCGACAGTCCTAGAGATGTTCGAACACATAAACAAAAAGGCTGCCGAGATGTCGGCCGAGGCTATCTCTTGCGGATCCCAGCTTAACGCCGCGAAAGAGATCGTGAAGCATGGCGACTGGGAAGCGTGGGTTGATTTTAATTGCGGGATGTCTGTTAGGACCGCGCAGGATTACATGAAATATTCTGCCGCGTCAAAGTGCGGAAAGATACCCAATGGATACAGCTACACCGCCGGATTAAAGTTCTTATCCACTTCAAAAGCGCAGTGCGCTGCGCCTTCATCGGTTGTTTCTGAGCCACTTACAACGCCAGAAACGCCAGTTGAGCCATTCAAGTCAAAGGGCGAACCACCCCAAAACATAATGCGCCTGCGCTCGGAAATCACCAGGGACGCCGCAATGCGCGATCTCACAATGCGCTCGCAGATGCTTAAGGCAGATGTTGAGGGCCTAGTTGCGGGCGGCGTCGTGTCAGTTGAAGACTTGGAGCTTGCCAACGTAATCCCCGCAACCGAAAAACGCGATGTAACGATTGATTGCGATACGGTGCCCGCTACAGCATTGCCATGCGCTTGCGATTCTGACGCGCCCGAACGTCACGACATAGCCAGCGATGAATCAGAATCGATCCTGGGGAATCCTGAAGATGAAATGCGAGAAATAAACCGTCTAGCCGATAGTTGCAAGGATCAGCCATGGTTTGAGAAGTTCGCCAGATCGGTTATTGCGCAGTTTTATAGGTCGGGTTGCAAGTGCCCAGTTTGCGGGAAGGCGTGATTATGAAAGTGACCCTCAAGTATACTTGGGATTCAGACTTAATGAAACAGCGTATTAAATGCATGTTTCGACACGACTGGAAGGTTTACCAGCATTCATTCGTCGCAGCCGACATGGAATGCACTCAAGTGGTTATAGCGTTCAAGATTTGCAAACGATGCGCAAAGTCTAAACTGATCCACATACTTGAGTGACTGCCTTATTATAATAGATAGTATATTATAAGCACTGATAGACATATGAACAACATGGAAGTCGAACTATACGAGCTAAAAGACAGGCTTATTAACGCAGAGCGCAGGCTGGAATCACTAGGTTATCGTTATTGCGATATTCCCGCGTGTAACTGCAACAGCTACCACCGGATGACCGACGCAACCGCCTGCCGCGAGAGGAGGAAAATGAAAACACCTGACGAATGGCAAGACAACGGTCTCGGTTTCGTTGCGAAAGACATGATCGCCGCCATCCAATCTGACGCAGCCGCCGACGCCGAAGCGAGGCTCAAGGAGGCGCGTGAGTTGCTTTCTACAGGATCGGCATTCATCCTGAAGTCTGATTGGTTCAAGCGCCGCGACGCCTGGCTTGAGCGAGAAGCTAAGGAATCTTTTAATGGTAAGTAAGTAACGGAGGTTAATATTCATGGCGCAATCTTCGCGCCAAGGCTCAAAATAACCCTGTCTCACTCCTAGACACATAACAAATGAATCTAGAACTAGGTGCCGTGCTTTGGCTGGCAAATACAAAAAAATGCATGTTAGTAGTTAGGGAATTATCCCCGCGAACGCAATGGTGCGGTCAGCCAGATGCTTACGGAGTCACCGCCGCAAGGTATGCAATCGAGGTTGAAATCAAGCGGAGCATGTCAGACTTTTACGCCGACAAATCTAAGGGGTCGCGCCGAAACCGTGAGTATTACCCGCAGTGGTTCCCGAAGTTTTTCTATTACCTAATGCCCGAAGAAATAGCCGCCCGCGCAAAGTCATCCCTTCCAGAATGGGCCGGACTACTTTCAATGGGGGAGTGGGGGGTGATTAACACCATGGTTGACTCGCCTAAAAACAAATCAGCAAAGAGGCTTGCGGTAAAGGAATGCATAAAGCTAGCCAAACAGATGAGCGTTTTTTCAACCAGGACTGAATCAAAACTAGACGGCGCGTTGGCTGCATGGAAAAACGGGACCGACCCCTACCACTGGAACTATCAAATATGACAAAATCCCAACTCGCCAAGCTCCCTCACGTAATCGAGCGCAACCTGATCGCCAAGATGGGAGCGCTTGGTCTCTGTTATCCCAACGGCACGATCTGCATTGACCCGCGCCAAAGTTCGCGTGAATACCTCGACACGCTTATCCACGAACACTTGCACTTTTGCTTTCCAAAACTCAGCGAGAGCAGGGTTGAATGGGTTGCCAAGGTGATCTCTAAAGCTATTTGGAAAAAGGACTTCAGAAGGATTTCGCGATAGAGTACTTACCAATACCCGCAATAGCGACCACTAAGCCGGGAGGGGCTGGAACCATACTAAAATGCAGATCCCCGGATCCTTCATGGTAAACAAGGACGGGATCGATCCAGCAATAAAATGCGCCCCGATCATAAAAACTCACAAGGCATAGGTCGTCTGAAACCTCCACGCTTTTACCGCTTGCCACGAAAACCGCAATCGCATCAATAGTGATCACACCTTCTTCCTTCCCATTGGCCTTCCGCCGAGCTTTCCATTTTGCCTACTTGACTGAGCCTTCTTCGCGCTTTTTATTGAGCCGAGTGCGACGGCAGCGGGGTTTTTAGTGGGTTTCATAGGGTTTGCGCCTCCGATGCCTGTTCGGCCATGGCTGATCTCATTTGCCCAGACTTTCTAGCCATTGATATCCTACTTGGGGTGTCGTTCAGCCAAACAAATAAACCCTCCATTTCGTTTCCGCCGGGCGTAGTATCCAAAAACTCAATCACCGTCGAATACCCTCCATACTGAACTTTCCCCTCAATATTGGGTCGGTGGATAAAGCGCTGAGTGGTATTAATCGTGAATTGTCCCGATCCAAGCTCGGGCTGGTATTCCCCAAAACCGCTTGGGCATGCGCTGATTAATTGCAGTATCATTTTCATACCCCCACAATATCCCATCGCTAGGTTAACGCAAGAACTATTTTCAATTATTTTTCATCGGCCCACGATAACGTTCCCCATTTTATAACAACGCCCCGGCGAATGGCCGGAAGTCAAGCAGACCCGCCTAACGGTGCGTCTGCTTTTTTACTATGCCCGAACAAGTTGCAGAACAAAATGAGTCGAAAGAGCGCAAGCTTGCGGCGACACAAAGCGATCTCGCACACGCGCTAGGCTTCAAAGACCGCAAGACGATCCAGCGGATAATCAAGAAGTGTCCCGAGGCGCCGAGAGCCACAGCGAACGGGAGCCACGACGTAGAAGCCTGGCGCACATTTCTAACCGACTCGGGAAAGATACTTGAAAAACTGATCGAAGTGGACCCTGCCGGTGAAAGCATTGCCGACAAAGAAAAGAGAAAGCTGGACATCGGCAATGAGCGATCCGCCTTCAAGCTCGCCCAGGACAAAAAAATCTTCATCCCGCGCAGCGTCGTCAAATCCGTAGGAACAAAGCTACTCAACGCCGCAAAGACGCGCTCCCTATCCGGCGGCCCGCGCTTCGTAACGCTGATCCGAATGGCTAAGGACATGACCGAGGCGAGCGAGATTTACCGCAAGGAAATGTTGGATCTTTGGTCCGAAATGGAACGTTGCGAATGGTTCCAACCATGAAGCCTTACTACGATGACGGCAAAGGTATTGTGATTTATCACGGTGACTGCCGAGAGATTTTGCCGACTTTACCCAAGGTGGATTTGGTGCTGACAGACCCACCGTATGGGATTTTTAAGAAACCGGGAGGTGATGGGAAAATGTTCGGGCGTGCCACAATTTATTCAAAAGACCAATCAGCCAGTATTTGGGACAAGAAACCAGATGCCGAAACGATCAGGATGTGTGTAAATGCCGGAGAACAGTTTGTGATCTGGGGTGGAAATTACATGGCTTCTTCTATAGGAGATTGTTCTGGTCCTTTGGTGTGGAACAAACTCACAGGAGCAAACTCATACGCTGATGGCGAGTTAGCTTTTTCAAACGTGGCTGGAACAATGCGAATATTCACACATCAATGGTGTGGAGCTTTCAAAGACAGCGAGAGAGGACTCAAAGCAATGCACCCGACACAGAAGCCTGTTCAGTTAATGACTTGGTGCATATCACTAGCAGACAACCCGAAAATAATTTTAGACCCATATTTAGGTTCTGGAACCACATTAATCGCAGCCAAAGACCTTGGCCGAAAAGCAATCGGAATAGAAATAGACGAGGAATATTGCGATATCGCTGCCCGCCGCCTAAGCCAGGAAGTGCTCGATCTAACCTAATGGTTCCAGCCATAAAACTAAAACCGGATCGCAAGTGGGATCGCGAGTCGGCCGATGATCTTGCGAAGTTTTACGGCGCCCAATGCGCCCCTCCGTGCCCCGATCCTATGTGGCAGTGGTGGGAGAAAAACATAGAGATCCGAGACGGGCCATTCCCAGGGCCATACCGAACAGACCTTACACCCATGTCTCGCTGGATTGCGGAATGGGCGCAAGATCCGCGAGTCAAAAAGATCGTCGGCATGGGTGCGGCGCAAACCCTGAAGACCTGCTTCCTCCTTAACCTGTTCAACTGGATTGTTAACGAGGCCGCGGGCACCGTCATGTGGATCATGGCTGACGGGGACAGCATCCGTGAATTTTGGACAAAGCGCCTAGCACCATCAATCGACGGTTGCGCAAAAACCACGGCGCGTTTTATCAGCAGGATCAAGGATCTGATTTGCTTCGACAGTCTAAACTTACTCCTTCGCGGCGCCAACTCTCGGGCAAAGCTCCAATCTGATCCCGTTCGATACCTGATCTGTGATGAGCGCCGGGAATGGAAGCGCGGAGCCATCGACCTGGCCAGGAAGCGGACGCGCACATACAGCGAATCTAAAGAAATTTCGATGGGCACCGCCGGCGAAGTGGGGGACGAATTGCATGGGGATTACAAGGAAGGTTCACAGACGATGCCGCACTTTAATTGCCTGAAATGCGGGCACTCCCAACCGTTCAGATTCGGCAGGGATAAAACGTCAATGTTCCCAGAGCCGCGGGCGCTTGGCGGGATGAGATGGCCACAGCCAGGAGAGCCGGAATACGAAACAGTGCGGCCGGGCGGGCAATGGGACTTCGTCGCGCTCAAAAAGCACGTCACCTTTGAGTGCGAATCCTGCGGAGCGAGGTTTACCAACGATGACAAGTATGAACTGATCCGAACTATGCACCCCCACGACTACAACCCCGCGGCGCCCGCCAGTGTCAAAAGCCTTCATTGGGGCGCGTCGGAATTTATCTGGCCGGATTGCGACTGGGACAAGATCGTGCAGGAGTTTCTTAAAGCAGTCGAAGCCGCCAAGGCCGGCAACCCCGAGCCGTTGCGGGCTTTTGTGACAGAGACGCTAGGCGAGCCATGGAGCGATCAGCTTGGCATTATTGAAGACTTCGGATTCTTGGAGGCCCGCAAGCAGGATTACAAATACGGCGCGGAGTGGGAACCCTGGAGTGAGGAAAAGATCCGATTCATGGCGGCAGATCGCCAAGAGGCGGGCGGCGAGCATTATTGGTACGCGATCCGCGCCTTCGGAATGTTTGGAAAGTCCCGCCTGGTGACTTACGGCCGATGCGAGAACACGGCGCAGCTCGACGCCATACGCGAAGAGTTCAAGGTATCAAAGGAAAACGCTTGCATAGATTCAGGCTGGAAGGCAAGTGAAGTTTACCGCTTTTGCGCTTCGTTGGGATGGAAAGCGTTTAAGGGTGAGCCAGAGCTCGAGTACTTCACGCACATAATCCAATCTTCGAACGGATCCAAAAAGAGCGTTCGAAGAGTTTGGGATAAAACCTACGTCGATCCATTCCTGGGGCAGCGCCAAGGCCAGGCTAAAAAGACATTGCCACTTTTCAGGCACGTAGGCAACGGAACTAAGGACATCTTGGCCGAGTTCCTAACCGGTCTGATCGGTGAGTTCTCTATCCCTGAAACCGTCGGCAGAGACTATCTAAAGCAGGTGTCGGCCGAGAAAAGGAAAGAGCGCGAGGACAGCAAGCACCGCGTCATCAGGGAATGGCACAGAGTATACCGCGACAACCATCTATTCGACTGCGAGTTAATCATACTTGTAGCCGCGATTATCACCAAAACCATCGACCGCGGGGAAGTCGCCAAGGATAACGTTCCATCTTCTACAGATGGGATTAATCGCGACTCAGGACAAACGGGACAAGCTTCGGCTGTTCTTTAAGACCGCACAGGACACCGGCAAGTCACTCAAAGACGTGCTGATGGCCTCGCTTGCCGCTTGTGACGCAGTAGCACCCAACGGAACTTGGCTTAGCTCAACTAGCGAGGCCGGTGGATCGGCTTCATTCTCAGTCCTCCAATCCCTATCACCCGAAAAGGCCCGCCGGCTAGTTGGGGAATTACTCGACCTCTACGATCAGGTAGTCGCCTACCTGCCCACTACTACACCAGCAACAGCGGTCAACGACTTCAACGTTTACACGCAAATGATGGGCATCGGGCCGTTAATGGTGGGGCCGCGACTTCACCGCGTTGGCAGTTTTCAGGCTGACTACACCGGGCTTCGTTACGGTTGCGGGACAAATATTGCATCGCAATGACGCCAATCCGCGCAAAACTTAATGCCGCGTGGAAGTTCGCACGCATGGCGTACAAAAACCCGCTGACAGTTCAGAACCGATACGAGGCCGGTCGCCGCTGGCAATGGGGGGATCGATCTTGGATCTGGTCGTACGTCACAGATGCCAGGTTTGACGCCGACTCCGCAACTCGGGTTGAGATGGTGCGCAAGGCCCGTTTCTTCGAGGCCAATAACGGACTTGTTCAGCGGCTCGCGGACTTGTGGGAACAATACACCGTTGGCGCTAACGGCCTAACAATCCTGCCAGACAGTTCCGACGAAAAATGGAATGACGCCGCGGCGCAATGGTTCGATGAGTGGGCGCTATACCCCGATTTAATCACTCTTCAGAATTGGGCCACAATCCAAAGCCTGATCGCCCGCACTTGGTTTATCGACGGGGAAGTTTTTATTATAAAAACGCGAGGGGAGACACCGCCCTATCGACCTCGCATTCAGTTAGTAGAGGGCCATAGGGTGGGCACCCCTCCAGGCATGGTTAATCTAGAAGGGCGCGGCATTTGTGACGGCGTGGAAATTGACGGCAAGGGCAGGCCGACTTTCTACCATATCCAGACCGGATTCGACGCGCAGAACTTTGATCGCGTCCCCGCCGCTAACGTCATTCACATCTTTGAGCCGCCCAGGATCGGGATGTATCGCGGGCTTACGCATTTCTACGCCGTGATGAACCAACTTCACGACTTAGACGACCTCGAAAAGTTGGAAATGGACGCGGCGAAAGAGGCGGCATCAAGGAAAGCCCGCATCTATACCGAATCCGGAGAGCTTCCCGACGACGAAAACAACGCATGGACCGAGCAGACCAACCAGACGCCTCAGATGAACCCACAGAAGGCGTATTACGAGCAGAAATTCGGAGCCAGCACTACGGTAATGTTCAAGGGCGACAAGTACGAAGAGAATGTAAGCAATCGCCCATCTGTCGCGCAGCAATGGTACTGGAACTATTTAGGTGAAAAGGTTTGCGTGGGCTCCGCTGGCATTCCCCTGATCCTTGTCTACCCCGATAAGGCGCAAGGAACGGTTTACCGAGGAGCCCTCGACATGGCCGCGGTTAATTTCCGGGCAAGATCCGCCATTCTGGCCGCCGCGTTTACCAACGTCCGCAACTATGTCATTGACTCAGGGTCGGCGATTGACACCCGCATAGCTCACAAGCCTAAAGACTGGCAAAACGTAGTAGCGATACCTCCTCGATCTGTAAACGTCGATGTTGGGCGCAATTCTACGGCAATGCTCGCAGAACTAGCCGCCGGGACTCGAAATTTCGCGGGGGTTTACGGGGAGCTTGGTCAGTACTGGAAGCCGCAAATGGCGCAGAAGTTTAAGGAGTTGGAATACGCCAAGAAACTTGCCGGCACTTCAAAATTTGGAACTACAGCCGCGGAAATCACCGACATAGCCGCCGTGCCGCCGCCGCCCACACCGGATGAACTTTTAACCAAAGGGGGATCTAATGCCGCCGCTAAATAAATGGCTCACAATTAAGAACGAAGCAGACTCTCCAGCCGCCGAGATCATGATCTACGGCGACATTGGGGATGATATTTTCGACAAGAGCGGAACCTACGCAACCCAGTTTGGCGAGGCGCTGAAATCCATACCCGATGGCAAGCAAATAACCGCCAGGTTTCATTCACGCGGCGGGGCTATTTGGGACGCATTCCCGATTGCCAACATGATCCAAAATCGCGGCAATATCACCGGCATCATTGACGGCGTTGCGCTATCTGCCGCCGCGATAATCTTCAACGCCTGCGCCAAACGGATCATGCCCAAGCTCGGGATGCAGATGATTCACGAGACTCGGGCACCCGCAAACACGACGGCTAACGGCCACGAGGATCTAGCCGAAACTTTGCGAGCTCACGACGCCGTGCTTGCCGAGTTCCTAGCGAAGCGCAGCGGCAAATCCACAAAAGACGTCGCCGCGATGATGGCCGCAGAAACTTGGATGAACGGCGACCAGGCTAAAGACGCCGGATTCTGCGACGAGGTAATCGAGACCGAACCCATCGAAAACTCCTTCGATCTCTCAAATTTCCGGCGCGTGCCGGGAAACGTAGTCAACAAAACAACCGCGCCCCAACCACCCGTAGGCGCTCAACCGAAAGCAAACCTAATGAAGCGAGAAGAAATGATCGCCCTACTGAAAAACTGGGGCGTTACGGTGCCTGAAAATAGCACCGATGAGCAGATCGTGAACATGCTCAAAGCAGGAAAACCCGTTACAGCACACGCCGCAACACCGCCCGCGCCTGACAATTCGCGTATTGAGGCGATTGAAAAACAGCTCGCCGCCGAGCGC